ATAGACTTTACAGCAGCTACCTTTCGGGCCATCTTGTACTTCTTGTCTTCATCTTGCCACAATGTCTTTGCATTCTCAGACACTTTAGCTTTCCACTCATCACCATAGAAGCCTGCTGCATGACGTTGTTTAGCTATGTCTGACATAGATTTCTTCATCTCAGGAGTCCATCGATTACCATAGTTAGGATTGCCCTCACCCTTATTAACCGCACTCAACAAGGCTCGTGTATCCTCATGTACCGTGGTCAGTGTTGAGCTATCCCTACGTAAGTTGTATCCATGTTCCCTGTCACATGTGTTATAGAGACCCATGTAGTAAAGCTCTAGGTCAGCCAGCGCGTCTTCCGAGAACTCTTTAAGCTCTTCCAAGAGATAGAAACTAAAGACCTCTATACCGTGTGCTTGTACAGCGTTGTACAAATAACGGTTAACGTCTTTAGTCTTTTCCTTCAGTAAGCTACGTCGATGATCCGCCAAACGCCTATCAACGTCTTTGGACTTTCCTATGTAACGCTTATCGTCAACAGTGTTGTGTATACAGTAAATACCAATAGTCATAAGTTCTCCTATGACAAAGGTATAACTACTCACACACTGTTTGTCAAGGATGTATCCTTTTTTATTTTCTTTTCCTTCTTTGGTTTCGGGAACAGTTTATCACGGTAGGCTCTCATCAGTGAAGCACTCACGTTCTGAATAGCATACGCCTCTATCTCACTACCGGGATTGTCTTCACAGATATACCTGAAGTATTCCTGCACCACATGCACAGCTTCGTGTACCAACAATGTTGCAACGTCGATGCCGTCGTCTCAGGCTTCACAGGTATGCAGACTATGGTGACTCTGCTGCCCTTCGGTGTGGTGAAGTAGTGCGTGGTGGCTAGTGCGTCCTGCATCAACCACCTGTCCCAATCGGCAATGGGTATCTTCAAGTATCTCAATGTGCGATAGTAGTCTGCCTCGGTGGTGCAGACTGCTAAGTGATCACCTTCGATCAGGCAACGGCTCATCCATGTTGTCGTCATCGTTGTCCTTTGTTTGTTCAGGTTTGTCTTTGCCGAAGATGGCATCCCATCGGTTGGCCCATTCTTCATCAGCTACAGAACGTGGTCGCTGTGTAGATCCTTTACCGCCGTCACTCATTGTCGTCCCTCAGTTGTTCATATATGTACAAGTTATGCTCAACATCTTCAAGCTCAGCATAGAGCTTTGCCAGTTCTGTGTTGCCTGCAATGTAAGCATCGCGCTCAAGTTCTTTGTAGGTTTTCATCACGCTCTCCTGTTGTTTAAGATTTGCAACAAGATGTTGACACTCTGCACCAACATCATCTGTTCCATTGGGTCAAGCTGTTGATAGCTTGGTGTTGGATGGGGCCATCTCTTTCGTATGGCTTCCCAATAACGTTCTACGTCACTCATAGTATCTCCAATACTTTGATGAAACCTAGCTCGTCGCCTATCTCGTTAGACCATGCAACTACCTCACCACCTAAGACTTCATCCTTGAACCAAGCAATACCATCAGCATCGTCTTCGTGCATCATGTTATTGTCATAGGTCAACTCAACTAACATTTTGATTGTCTTCATAGTACATCTCCTTCAGGTTCATCTTCAATCTCAAACATTCTACCTGTCTCTTTGTTGTAGAGCAAGTTGCATGCTGGTCCAGTCTCACCACTCCAACGATTCTTGAGCACACGGACACGGGTTGTGTTGCGTTCAATCTTGTCTTCAGCTTGACCATTACGCTCCAGACCAATCACCATGTCGCTAAGCTGTGCAATCGATGCAGACCCACGCAGTTGTGCAAGCGATGTTGCTGCTCCTTCTTCGTGACCCTTGTCGCTTGGACGTTTCAAGTGGCTAACCAAGATGAGGGCAATGTTAGTTTCTTGCACGAGCATACGCAGCTTCGTCATCACCTCGTCCAATGCCTTACGCTCGTCACCACTCTCTTGACTGGAGATGATGATGGACAAGTGGTCAAGGAAGACATACTTGCATGACATACCTTTAGCCAGATAGCGCACACGGTTGATGATGTTCTCAATACTAGTCGATCCAAAATGGTCGAAGAGGTAGAGTCGACCTGTACCAAGTGTGATGTCAAATACAGCCTTCCTATCGTCATCAGATATGACAGCATCGGGTAGGTGCAGTGGTGTGTTAGCAGCCAATGACATTATCGACAACGCAGTCTTACGCACACTCTCTTCAAGAAACATCAAACCAATGTTGTCGTCAGTGTTCTTGATGAGGTGCCATACCAACTCACGCAACACTTGAGACTTACCCAATCCGCTACCAGCAGTGACAGTGACAAGCTCACCTCTACGCATACCGCCAGTAAGTTTATTCAACCCATCAAAGGGATAAATACAATCGGCCTTTGCTACAGGTTCACTGACCATATCCCACAGTGTGCTACCAGAGACAATACCGTCCGGTACAAACTGCTCAGCCCTCCACCAGCGGTCAACAAACTGTGCTTCCTTGCTCTCGCTCAACCAATCACATGCATCCTTCAGATCTGGCATAGGCTTGAACAACTTGCACTTGTTGCCGAACAACTCAGCCACTTCCTTCGCTGCCTTGATGCCGGGTTCATCACCGTCAAAGTTGACAACGATGGTTTCAAAGCTGTTCAGATATTCGTACTGCGCTTTGCAATCTTTCAAGGCTGAGCCTGCACCGTTACGCACAGACACTACAGGCCACTTACTGCCTGTCATCTGAAACGCAGCCAGTGCATCGAACTCACCTTCAGTGATGGTGATGTACTTACCACCGGATGGGTAGAGGTTCTGTCCAAACAATGTACCTGTTGTCCACTTACCCACAGTGGAGAACTTCTTATCCGCTACAGGTCTAACCTTAGCTGCAACAAGCTGACTGTCCTTATCGTAGTAGGGGAAGTAGAAGTTGCTGCTTTCACGCACAACACCATACTTCTCCATCGTACTCTTGGTGATGCGGCGCTCACTTACGGAGACAGAGTTGCCGTTGTTGAAAGCTTTGACAAAGCTCATGTCTGCAATTGGTTCAATCACTTTTGTTTCCTTGATGATGGTGATGTTTTCGGAAGAGGGTGTGTGTGTGCTACACACGAAGCAGTAGGTGGAGTGGTCGTCATTGAGCGATGCACCATCACTACTACCGCAGTGTTCACAGCTTATGTGTGTGCGAATGAATGCCATAGTTATTTGATGTTAAGCCACAACCCAACCTGAGCAAACGCATAGCCTGTCCAGATCATACCGTTACTCAGTTCGCCCTTGCTCCATTGAAGAACGCCGACGATGAGGTAGCCTATGCCTGTGAGGGCTACGATGACTTGTTCGATATTCATTGTCAGTCCCACAAGTTCTGAAAGTATTTACCGAACAACTCAAAGCCTCGTTGCTTACGTTTCTCATAAGCTTCCAAGCCTTCTCTGTCACACTTAATCTGTGCAATCTGATCAGACAAGTCAGCCTCTTCATTCACTTCACTGTGATCAAAGAACTTGTCATCGCCTGTGCCTTCAGCATGCTCTGTCATGGCCCATATCATCTCGTCCAAGACCCAATCCCAACGCTTGTGCAGGTTGGCATCAGTGTCCCATTCGTTTTCCTTTGGTGGTGCTGACGTGCTACGCAACTCTTCAGGTACGTCCTCGTCATCCACCATACCTGAGCCTTGCTTGGTCAGCTTCAGTTGTTGCAGCAGCGGTGCAGCAATGAGGGCTATGGTGTGATCAGCATTCCAGCTATCCCACTTGTCAATCATCACATCCTCTTGTCGAGGGGTGCCATCGTCTTGATAGGGTCCGATAAACACTTTCATTTCGTACCTGCCTTGCTGTATATGTGCATCAGTTTGCTACGAACAATGGCATCCTCACGTTCACGAGCGCTGCCATAGATGGTGCCATAGTTGACGTTGTCCTTACGCTTACGTTCCACCACCTCTGTCGCCAGCTGTGAGCCTGTCTTAGCAGACTGCTTAGCTTTGAAGACTGGGTCGTCAGCAAAGATGGATGGTCGAGGGTTTTGTTGCCAGTGAAACGGGCTTGATGGATGGCAGGTGCATGTCATTGTTGTTCTCCGTATCCGTGCAGTTGATCGTGTCGTCCGGTCCATTCGCAGTCAAGGCAGCGAGATGGTGAGTCGTTGTCCTGTGGTTTCATACTGTGACAGTAATGGTCCCAAGTGTTTGCCATAACCATTTGGTGGTACTCAAGCGTTACTTGTTCACTCATACATGCAGGGCATCGCAGTGTTGACATAGTCATTCTCCAAAGAAAGCAGACACAGTTACAGGTGCAACACCACGCAGCACAGTCAACACATCCTGTGCAACCTCACGATGTTCGCTTTGTGTTGATGGGTCCATACGCACTTGGCAGTATGTGATGAAGCTACGCAGTGTACCTGTCATGTACAAACGTGAGGGTGTCAGTCCTTCAGGCAACAAAGCACGGGCTTGTTCCTTTGCGATATTACGCTTGAGCGCTTCACCGTACAAGAACTGTGCTTCGTCGGTCATACGCTTCTGTGCTGCAGCCCACCACACGTTAAGGTCAGAGTCGTCAGAGACAATGGAGTTCTGGCGGTTCTTCAAATCCTGTGTTCGGCATTCACGAATAGCGAAGTCACCAAGCGAAGACACATCTGCGTATCGTTGACTGAACTCGGAGAAGCTGAAACTGCGGTGACGAATGATTTGGCGACCTATATCCCTACTGGTGGTTACTTCAACACAAGCACTAGCGTGCTCAAACACAGACCAATGTGCGTTCTTTGCACAATACTTTAGTAGCTTCGCCACATCAGGATTGTTTTGATTGTCAGGGTTACTCACACGGGCAACATAACCGATGTGTTTGTCTGCGTCTGGTGTTACCCAAATAAGTTTTGCTGTGTTCATTATCTTCTTCCTTTGGTTGATTGATCTTTGAAATTTACCACATGTCAGGCCAGTGGCGGTTGCCTTTTGAAATGTTGTCGCTTGCTGGCAACAGTTGAAGATTCGCTTCGCAGTGTAGGCCGCAGACTGAGTTGCTCTGTAAGGGGACAATGTGATCAACATGCATTTTTATTCCTATGTCAGCGAACAGTAAAGCAAGATAATACATCCCCTCAACAGCATCATTATCTACCCACGAAGGAGTAGCCAAAATACGAGAGGCTCTACGTTTAGAAGTGTTGGCATTAACTTTACTTTTGTTTAACTCATAGTAGCGCTTCATTAAGAATGCTATACGTTCTTTGTTTTCTCTGCGGTACTTTTTATTGTATGAACACGTGATCTCTTTTATGCCTTGTCTGTACCTGTGCAATCGTGTAGCAATAACGTCTGCTTTATCTTTTCTATAAGCTTTATCACAAAGCTTGCATCTATTGCTGACACCTTTACTTGCTCGTTTGTCTTTAACAAAACAATCAACTGTCTTCTCAACACCACACTTAGTACACACCTTTGTCAGCATGATAAATCCTATAAACAAAAAAGCCTGCTAAGACTACCCAAGCGACCTCGAACATCGCTTGTTGCATTACTGCAATGGTAGCCTTAGCAGGCTTCACTATGTGTGCTATCAGGTTCGAGCTGTAGCACCACTGTCTATAGTTATATCATACCACGCATTTGCTGTGCAACAGTGGCGCTCTTCAATGTGTGTCTAATGTACGGTGTCAATGATGAAGGCGTAGCATGCCCGGTAACGGCCATAACGTTTGTCAAAGGAACACCAGCACCGATCATCTCCGTCACTGCGCTTCGACGCATGTCCATCAATTGCAACTCGTTCGGTAGTCCAGCCTTGTCCATCAACGCTCGACCAGCCTTAGCCAATCCTTGTAAGCTGTATGGCTGCAATACTCCACCAACAGTGCGTGTCGTAGGAAACATGTACTGTTGCCAGCTAAGTTCTTTGTGTTGTTGTCTCAGCATCTGTTGAAGATCTTGAGGCAGAGGTATCGAAACTTTAGCACGTCTTTTAGACTGTGTCAGCGACATCACACCTGTCTCAACGTTGTAGTCTGACCAAGTCAACAACCTCATGTCACCAAGCCTTTGAGCAGAACAGTACGCCGTATATACCAGCAGCCCTAAGCTACGTGTGTCAAAGCTTTCAAACGCAACAGTCAAGAACTGCTTCACTTGTTCGTTCTCCCAAGTCACCCTTCGTGGCTTGCTCGTCTGCTTCTTCACAGCAGTGAAGGGATTGAAGGTGGTGAAGCCATTGCGAATGGCATAGCTAAACAGCAAACGATAGACAGCCAGCACATGACTAGCCAAGCTAATGCTGTGTGCAGCATGCAGGTCATAGATGCGCTGCATAGATGGTGTTGTCAGGTCTTGTAGTCTGCTGGCATACAGTGTAGTGTGTGTTGCTTTGTCACCTGCCCAGCGCTTGAGGTAGTAGACATAGTCTTCCTTGCTCTTGCTTGACAGCTTGCTGTAGTCGATGGAGTTGATGTAGCTCTTGACCAGATCCAACACTGTGCTCTTGGTGGTGAGGTGTTTCAGGTAGCGATGTTCCTTGCGCCACTCATCAAGCACATCGTTCTGTTCGTTGCAATAGTTGATGGCATCGACAAGGTTGGTGCCCAATGCTTTGCGCTTGACGACACCAGCTTCAACAGCATCAGATGGTGGTGCATACTTGTAAGAGACTACGCCGTTGCGGTCAACGTGTTGCATGTAACGTGCTAGTTTCATAGCTTTGCTTTCCCGGTAAGAACCCAAACAATTGGAAACATCAGCAGACGAATGAGTCGACCAAGGACAGACGAGCCGCCACTGGTGTCAAAGTCAATCGTGTATTCCTTTATGTCAATCTTCATTCGTCCCCCTTGATGCAGTCATCAACTGCCTTGTCAACTTCTTCTGGCGAGTACAGGCCGTAGTCGTAGCCACCTAAGTCCCATGTGCGCAGCACCTTGTATCTGGCGGCTTGGTGCTCAAGCTCTTTGATCCGTTCGCTCAGCAGCGCACGCTCGTCAGCCCTCTCCTGCTCAAGCCGTGCCTTGAATGACTTTGCAATGAAGTCAAAGAACACCTTGGCACTCTCGTCTGCATCGCCAGTGAACGTCATCTCTGGCCCGTTGAAGTTCAACTCACCCACTTGCTTGTCACCATTGTGGAGCGTGATGTTGTAGTTGGGCTTCATGTTGAATGCGGCGATCATTGGCTCCGATGACTGCTTGAATGTGTATGCGGGTAGCTCTTCATGGCACTGGCAAGTTGATGCTGTGCCCAACTCCCAACGCTCTCCGCATTTCCAACATTGTCCGTAAAACATTATGTGTTCCTTTGCTTGAGTTTGGCTTCGGTGGATTTGGCAAATGCAATGGCCTCTTGTTGGTTCATTGCGTCATTGCCTTCTGCGTTCCATAGCGTCCACATTTCATCATCACTCAACCCAACCCATGTGCGCTGTGTAAACATGGCTTCAACCTTTGGTGTTTGGTCACGTTCACAGTACAAGGAAAGCGTGTGGTCGTTGTCGATAGCGACACTTGCCACCACCATGTCATCACCCCACGCCGTGCGGATTGGCGCTTGTTGCCACTTCAATGTCACCGGCTTCTGCTCTGCCATCCTCGCTCTCTCGTCAGCACGGACGAGTTCTGCCAGTCTGTGTATCTCAGGCATGTACTCCTGAAACAATCCCCAGTCATCACCAGCGGCTTCACGGGCCATCTCAATAGTTGTTCTCATTTCTGTTCCTCATTCTGTACAGATTGCATACGTTGTTTACAATGAGCAACACAGACACCACAGATGTGCTTGCCTGTACCGCTTGAGAAGAAGTGCTTAGCGTCTGTATCGGGTGTGCCACAGAAGCTACACTTCGGGATGGGTCTTTTGAATGGTAGTACTTCAGCGGTCATTGCTTCTCCTCAATTGCATCATTTACTTGATGAGCGTCAAGCTGCGCAGACCACATACTCACGGAGCATCTACGCTTGATTGATCCACACTTCTCGCATTCACATACTTGATGTAAGTTGCCATTGAAGTCTTGGATCACCCTGCTCCAACGACCCCACTTGTGCCAACAAAATTTAAACATTATTGTCATCCTTTCGTTTCTTAGGCAGAGGTGCCCACCCCACCCAGAATGTTTCCTTACCGTGATACTCACCGTACACAGCAACACCATGCACACTGAGTAGCTGCACCTTCGCAGACCTTGGGCATGTCTCCATTGGTTGCCAATAGTATTCGGTGTCGACGATGGCTGTGCCGTCCTTGGTTAGTCTAACTGTCATATGAAAATGATGAGTAACAGAGTGATGATGTACAAGGACATGGTGATCTTCTCTTCAAGGGTTAGCATAGGCTGTGTTGGTTGTTGCACGTCTCTCCGTGCTGTCACCGATTGTCTAACTGAAGAACCCCATAGCGGTTAAGGCCATCAGCGTTTACGCTGTCACGAATTCATCAGCAATGTTCCACAGTTCTGTGTTGATACGCACAGCTTCCTTGATGGAATTAACAGGTCGAGCCTTACGCATTACACCTTCGGGATGTGTCTCAGTGATGGACCTGATCATAGCGTTACCACGAATCACACCTTCTTGGATGCGGTTGAACACAGTCCAAGCATCGTAGCCCTCGTCACCGTTACGGCGTACATTCATCACGTCTCTAACTGTCTGTGCCACAGCATAAGCACCACGCTCTTGCCCTGTGTAGTCTGCCCAACGGGTAGCAACACCAGCAATAGCCATGTCATGTACATCACCAGTGGACAACGACACACCACGCATCCTGTCAATGCGGCCCATCAACTCAGGCAATGTAGCCACTGTGCTACGCAGCATCTCTT